GCAGCAATGATTGCATCAACAATCGGCTCAGCAAGAGCTTTGATTGCTTGTTTTAAAATCCATTTCCACATGTTTTACCTCCTTATTTTATGCGTCAGTGAGATGGAATATTTTCACAAAATTAGGAACATAGGTTATACCGGGTCTGATCCTGATATACCAGTGGTACTTCCAGTCAGAACCGTGATGTTCTACTTTCAATTCGGCATCGGTACGATAGCCGATAATAATGAACTTTGTAAGACCAGCTACAATGTAGTTATCAGGCATAAGGCGAGCTTTTACAGGGATTCCGGAGAATGATACTTTGCCACCTTCCAGAAGCAGCTTATCACCTTTGTTGGTTTCTCGCTGTCCCAGCTCAGTTCTGATGCGGATCAGATCTTTATGGGAAACGTAGATTTTGAAGTTTTCCTGCTCTTCCAGCATCTCATCACTGAACAGAAGCAGAGTCTGCTCAAATCTCTCAGTCCACTGCTCATAAGTGGTTGGGCTGATATCTGTGATATCGGTTCCATTTGTAGCCAGCTTGATCACACCATTCAGTGCTTTCAGTTTGGCAGTTGCGGAAGCTCTATCACCTCTGAAAAGAAGCAGGCGAATAGCTTTTTCAGCTTTCTTGGCGATGTGCTGTTCTACATAAGCTCCAAAAGCATCTTCACCATATTTGTCCTTGTAGAATTCAACTACATCACGACCAAGAGTGAACTCGGCATTGAGAATACCAGTTGGGCAATCCAGATCTGCTGTTCCTACATCCTGTGCAGTGAGTGCTCCATCCAGACTGTTTTTGAAGATCAGATCTTCTACAAGACCGACATCGATCTTTTCATCTTTCAGAAGCGGAATAACAGATACGTCTGCCAGAGTATCAGATGGTTTAGATCCGATTACTTCATCGATAAAAAGGGATGTGTTATTGGGAGTCAGGATGTTCATCGCTTTACCGGAATCTACATCAGCAATGCCTTTGTAGATCTCACGATGGGCAGCTTTGACGATTACCTTATCTCCATTGATAAACACTTCTCTATCGGAATCATCTTCTCCGGGTTCTCCCTGAATTGACTTGGAGATAGCTTTATTCATGGTGATAGACAAATTGCTCAAAGACTTTTCGATGCTTTTTACAGCTTCCCGAAGCACATCATCTCCCAGACCAGATTCCAGTTGTGAAAGTTTGGTTTCCAGCTCTGTGACGGCAGATTCAAGCTCAGATTTTCTACCTGAGTCTTTCATGGATTTCTGCAGGTCTTTCAGGTTTGCCAGCTCTTTGCGGATGGCTTTCAGAGTTTCTTCTGCTGCTCCCAGATCATCGGCTCTACCGTAGATTGAAACACCATTGAATTCTCCTTTCTCGATCTTTCTCCAGAGATCAGATTTCAGGTTTTCGCACTTGAGAACCTGCACCCAACTTCCTACTTTCGTATCAGGAAAATGAGCTTCATCTTTAGTTTTCAGGATGTAATTCTGAGAGACAAAGAAGTCTTCTACAGGATAGTTGTTATGGTTGATATCGTTTTTCCCAACCATGCCATGTTTACTGAAATACTCACAGGCTTTCTCGATTTCCGCTTTATTGTAGAAATCACCTTGAGCATCTTTTACATCTGGCTCCATCAGTGTTACATAGAGCTTTCCTTCTGTGCCTACTGTCTCAGATTTAAACTTCTGAGATGAGCCTTTAACTACAAAGCTTCTGCCACCCAATGATTTGACAATAAAGCCTTTCTGGTTTGCCGGAGTCATATCATCAAACAACAGCGAAACCAGATCTACCTCGACATTACGAAGCTCGCCTTTCTTCAGGATTTTTCTGAATTTCAACTTTTCCTCCTTAGTTATTTCGGTTTGTTTTAAATAGCTTTTCATCATCAGTTTCGAAGATGGTGGTAAGATCGCCAAAATCGAAGTCTGCTGCGGTTAATTTCCAATTAAACTCTTTATTGAACTCTTGAGCTAAAACCTGACCTAAGCGGTGCTGAAGCGGTTTGATCACGAAATGATAAAACATCTGCATATCTGATTTATTATCGCCACCCAGTTGTCCTGGAATCAATTGTGAAACGATCCTTGCTGGAACTCTGTGATAAGCGAATATCCCTTCTCGAAGGTCTTTCTTGAGTGATATGAATCCACCATCTCTATCCTGTTGTCTTAGTGGTTCTAATCTGATTTTAGCATCTTTATTTTCTGTCTCGATAAGGACTGTTGTGTGTGATTTATTGTTGCCTTTAGCTGCTTGAAGAGTTTCCTCAATTACGTTAAAAGCATCTTTCAGAACCTCGTTGCCTTCTGCATCTTCAACCACATCGTCTTTCAGGCTTCCACCTTCTACGATCATGAAGTAATCTACCAGCAGACCATTTACGAAATTATTATAATCAAAGGTTTTGATCTGTTCTAATATCTCAATATTGATAGCTACTGGCAGACAAGCTAATCCCCAAGCATTACTCTTATGAGTTGGGTTTTTCAGATGGATAACATCGTCTCCGGAAAAGAGCTTTTTCTTCCCATTCTTTACTTGTATGAAATCTGGTTTGAAGAAACCGAACTCATCATAGTTTTCAACGATCTGAGTCTCGGTTGGCAGCAGTCTTTCCAAGCCTACCCATTGACTTGAAGTGTTGCGCATCTTGAGCAGAAATCCATTTCCACAGGCGAGGAAGTATTTGAGGAGTTCATTGAGTGATAGTGTGATATCATCATTGCCCGGATATTCAGCTTCCAAGAACCATTTCTTGAGACTGGAATTCTTAACTTCAACCTGCATAAGACAGGTGTTGATCTTAGCTTCAATGCAGCCGGAATGGTATTCATCCTTCTCCAGAAGTTTGAGCAGATTACCCATCGAATATGGAGCTGAGACAACTTTCTTCTTTTCAGCAGATTTGCTAATTCTTTGCTTGCCTATCCATTTGTATGAATCCAGATTTAGAGCAGTTGCAGCATAGTTTTTGGATAGTAGTTCTGCTGTATCTACTATCCCGATCTGGTATCCGCCAATCTTTTGAACTCTCATTCTGCTACCGTATAGACCTTTGCTATGCGTACTTTCCTGCCGGAATCAGCTCTTGCCGGATAGTAATCAATCTTTGGAATATCAATACCAAAAACTAATCTGTATTGATCTTTAAATGTATTGGTTAAATCCAGAATATCTGCATCTGGATCAGTGGATTTATTAACATCAGCTATCAGAAAAACAATAATATCGTATTCAAACTCGCAATATCTCTTAGCCGTAGGTTTAATGCCTTTTTCGCCATTGAGAGTGACAATAGCTGCAGGGAAATCTCTGGGAATATCATCTTTCTTGTAAGATATGTTATCGCTTAGAATTCCTGAGCTTACGAGAGCAGTGATGATCTTCTGTCTATTCTCAGTGAAGGTCATAGAACTACCTCGATACTGTCTAACTGGTTGAAAATCCACTGTTGTTTATTCTTGATCACTTCTGCAAAGACGTTGCGTTCCGGAATGCCTTCTCGCTTGATCTTGGCTCTGATCATATATGCAATCTGCTCTATTGAAAGCTGGTTTCCGGTTTTCTTATCGACCCAAGCCAAGCCTTTGCGTTCTACCCATGCTTTGAGTGGTTCGATAGGAGTCCAGGAAGGTACTTTGCCACCTAAAACATACTGCTCATGAGGAACATTAGATCCCACCACCAGATCGATGGATGCGTTATTGAATTGGACAGCGTATCCGGTGTTCTGCAGAAAATCACCTTTATCTTTGATATCCTGCTGGAGTATGAGTCTGCGAGCTTCACCTTCGATAACACTACCAATGCGATGAAGTCTGCTTTCGATTGCTTTAAAGATTGCTCTGAGAATTTCTTTATCGATGCCAGTCATATCACTGCTATCTTAATTCCGGTTTGGTTAATTTTGGATTTTCCAGTTTTAAGCTCTTTCAAGCGATCAAAGCCAGCTTCATTAAGATATTCGGAGATAAGCTCCAAAGCCTGGATTTCCAAATTCTTTTTGAATGATTTGATCTCGCTTCCTGTGAGAAGTTCAGTGGATTGCTGATCTATTCCGGTGGATTTGATAATGCCTTCTCCCAGTGTTTTCAGGTTCAGAAACTCTACTGCGGAAACCAGCAGATAATAGCTATATGCAAATTTGAATGAGTTCTGAGTATCACCATCAGCAAGATCAGCTTGCAGATCGTTCCAGATATCTTCATCAGTTATTCGCTTAAGAAGCAAAACTACTTTTGGAGAATGCTGATCGAATGTAGAAATGATCCTTTCATCTGAGTTTAGGTTTAGGATTGAAATTGAAGTAGATGTATCGATGGGAAGCACTATTTGTCTCCATATAGCCACAAGTTGTTTGGTTTGGATTTATCAATGTCTGCATGGATGAAATCTTTACCAATACCGATTCTGCGGAAGCCAGCTATGATAAGTCCTCTAAGGATATTCAGACGTGCTATATTATCAGGAATTGCAATATCAACTGCCAGACCTTTCACATGAGCAGAATTCTTCACTCCACCCACTTCTTTGTTGTGTTTTGAACAGCGATATGCGCTGGTGATAACAAATGGAGTCTCTGCCAACTCTCTCGCTAAATCCAGCTTCAAAATCAGATTAGCTGAGATACTGCTCTTTCCGCAGCAACTGCAGTTAAATTCTTTTTTGTTAAAGAATTTAATCTTGCTCCAATCAATAAAATTACTACTTCTCATGGGGGTATTAAGATTACGTAACAGTATTAAGCAAATCGAGTTGTGATGGTTTGCCATAGAATGTTATTGACGGATTAGGTTATTCAGATCAATTAGTCAGTTCAAGTTAATCAAAGAAGGTACATAGAATGCGAGAAAAAGAGGCAAAGGCAAGAATTAAGATTAATAGACTTTTAGAAGATTCTGGTTGGTTGTTTTTTGATGAAGATGGCAAAAGTGCTAATATCCAGTTAGAACCTAATGTGAAAATAACTCACCAGCAAATTGATAGTTTTGGCGAAGATTTTGAGGTCACCAAAAACGGATTTGTTGATTTTCTTTTACTCGATAGTGATGGATACCCTTTAGTTGTGTTGGAAGCTAAAAAAGAAGATATCAATCCTCTTGATGCTAAAGAACAAGCTCGTGATTATGCTTATTCTCAAAATGTCCGCTTTGTAATCCTATCAAATGGCAACCTCCATTATTTCTGGGATTTAGAAAGAGGTACTCCGGAAGTTATTACTGAATTTCCAACTCAAGAATCGTTAGAACATCGGCTTGATTTCAAACCAAATAACACAAAGCTCGCAGATGAAATAGTTGAGAATGATTATATCGCTATCTCTCAAAATCCTTCTTTTAAATCAGATCCACTATACAAAAACGAAGCTACAAGAGATCAGTATCTGTATGACAACAATCTTCGCATTCTTAGACCTTACCAATTAAAAGCTATAAAATCGCTTCAATCCTCAGCAAAAGAAGGTAATGACAGGTATTTATTCGAAATGGCAACAGGAACAGGTAAAACACTGATTTCAGCAGCTATTATCAAATTATTTTTAAGAACTGGTAATGCGAAACGTGTATTGTTCATAGTAGATAGATTAGAATTAGAAGATCAAGCTCATAAGAACTTTGAAAGATATTTAAAGAATGACTATTTAACAGTCATCTACAAGCAAAATCGAGATGATTGGAAAAAAGCTGAAATAGTTGTCACAACTATTCAAAGCCTTACAACTCAAGACAAATACAAGAAATTATTCTCTCCTACTGATTTTGATTTGCTAATTGCAGATGAGTGTCACAGAGCTATAGGTGGTAATTCCAGAGCTGTTTTTGAATATTTCATTGGCTATAAGTTAGGTTTAACTGCTACACCAAAGGATTATCTGAAAAATATTGATTCTGATGATTTATCGATTAATGATCCCAGAGCATGGGAGAAAAGACAATTACTCGATACTTATACTACTTTCGGTTGTAATTCCGGAGAACCAACTTTTAAATATAGTCTAATAGACGGTGTTAAAGATGGGTATTTGATTAGTCCAATTGTAGTTGATGCCCGTACTGATATAACAACACAGTTACTTTCTGATGAAGGCTACTCAGTGATGGTTGAAAAAGAAGAAGGTGAAGAAGAGGAAACTTTCTTCCAGAAGGATTTTGAAAGGAAATTCTTCTCTAAAAAGACTAATTTCGTTTTCTGTAAAACCTTTATTGAAAATGCTCTAAAAGACCCTATAAGCAAAGAAGTAGGTAAAAGTATAGTTTTTTGTGTTAGTCAGAATCATGCTTCTAAAATTACACAATTACTGAATCAAATTGCTGATAAGATGTATCCTAACAAATACAATTCTGATTTTGCTATCCAAATAACATCCAGAATACCCAATGCTCAACAATACTCTATAAACTTTGCAAATAATAATCTACGTGGTCATACAAGATTCTTGGAAGCATATAAATCAAGTAAAACCAGAGTATGCGTAACAGTAGGAATGATGACTACCGGATATGATTGTGAAGATATATTGAATATTGGACTTTTAAGACCGATCTTCTCACCAACAGATTTTATTCAGATTAAAGGTCGTGGCACTCGCAAATATGAATTTAAATATACTGATGAATACAATGAAAACCATGAAGTAAGTAAGAAGAATTACAAGTTATTCGACTTTTTCGCTAACTGTGAATATTTTGAAGAAAAGTACAATTATGATGAAGTTATTAAACTGCCGGTTCAGACAGGAACAACAGGTGAACCTCCTGAACCACCACAGCCATTTGGGAATGTTGAAATAACTGATCCTGACTTCGTTAAAACTATTAAAGAAACTGAAATTGGCTTAGAAGGAATGAAAATAGATCGCAAGTTATTTGAAAAAGCTCAAGCTACGATTTTAAATGATCAGGAAGTAAAGAAGGCTGTTGAAGATGATTTATGGGATCAGGCTATTAGAATTTTGCGTGAAAAATATGAGAACAAACCTGAGTTATTCCTTAATCTCGATAAAATTCGAAAAAGCCAGAATCTTGATCGTCGTATAACTTGGAGAGAATTCTTAGAGAGAATCTTTGGATTGATAAAACACTTCAAGAGCCGAGATGAACTTCTGGAAGATGAATGTGAGAAATTCATATCTATTTATAAACCGGAAAGTAAATATATCCCTTATATTAAGAACTTCCTAAAAGCTTTTGTTGCAGATGAATACTTCAGAAACGAGTTGAATAATAATCGTTTCCCAAGAGATTATGCAGGTTTCACATTTGAGGAATATAAAGCTTTGAATGGTTGGAGAGAAACCATCCCACTTTACGTAAAAGATTATGTAAGAATAAATACATATATGAATTAGGAGTGTAGATGCTGAATTCTGATATTAAAAGACAAATTGACTCTGCCAGAAATATTCTGGTTGGTAAAGTACCCGATCCCAAAGCTCAAGTAGAACAGATCACTACAGCTTTGATATATAAATTCATGGATGACATGGATAGAGAGAATATTGAAGTAGGTTTACAACCTCAGTTTTTTATCAATGAATATAAAGAATTTGCTTGGTCGAAATTGATGGATTCGAAGATGTCTGGTCAAAGTCGTCTTGATCTTTATGCGCAGGCTATTGCTAAAATGCCACAGAATCCGTATATACCACAACTATTTAGAGACATCTTCAAAGGAGCATTTCTACCCTTTAGGGATGCAAGAACACTGAATTTATTTCTAAAAGAAATTAATAATTTTCAATATGACCATAGTGAAAATCTTGGTAATGCTTTTGAATACCTACTCTCAATTCTCGGTTCTCAAGGTGATGCTGGTCAGTTTAGAACTCCTCGTCATATTATTGATTTTATTGTGAGTATTATTGAACCAAAGAAAAATGAAACTATCCTCGATCCTGCCTGTGGAACTGCAGGATTCTTAATTTCCTCCTTTAAGCACATATTAAAAACTAATTCATCAGAAACTACAAATGGTAATGGAGTTGTAGAACAAGGTGAAACTGCTACTGAAACTATTATTGCTGACAAGAAAGTTTATACAGGTGATTTACTTTCTCCTGATGAGAAAATCAAGTTAACAAAAAACATTAATGGATATGATATTTCTCCTGATATGGTTAAGCTTGCACTTGTAAATTTATATCTTCATGGTTTTAAAGAACCACAAATCTATGAATATGATACTTTAAGTGATGAAAAACGCTGGGATGAAGACTATGACATAATACTTGCAAATCCTCCTTTTATGACACCCAAGGGTGGAATTGCACCTCATAAACGTTTTAGTGTTCGGGCAAGCAGATCAGAGGTATTGTTTGTAGATTATATTGCTGAACATCTCAAAACAGGCGGTAGAGCAGGAATTATTGTACCCGAAGGTATTATATTTCAAGCAAGTAATGCTTATAAAAGTTTAAGAAAAAATCTTATTGAAAACTGGGGATTGTGGGCTGTTATCAGTCTTCCGAATGGCGTTTTCCAACCATACTCAGGTGTTAAAACATCAATATTGATATTAGATAAATCCTTAGCTAAACATAATAATGAAATTCTCTTTGTAAAAATTGAGAACGATGGTTTTGACCTAGGTGCTCAAAGACGAAAGATAGATAAAAATGATTTACCGGATGCTATAAATATTATTAATAATTGGAAAGTTACCCAAAAACTATCTGACAGCAATAATGTGGTAGCTGTGGCAATAGATAAAACCAAAATTGCTGGGGATGATCAAAATAATTTATCTGTAGAACGGTATATTAACATTGTTGACTACAGTAATGTTAAATGGGAAGTAGTGGCTTTGGGTGACTTATGTGAAATTTATCAACCCAAGACAATTACTTCTAAAGAAATATTACAGACTGGTCCTTACAAAGTTTTTGGGGCGAATGGGATTATTGGATATTATGAAAAATATAACCATGAAGATTCCGAAGTAGCAGTAACATGTAGAGGTGCAACTTGTGGAACAGTAAATTATACTGAGCCTAAGTCATGGATAACTGGTAATGCTATGGTTGTTAAACCTAAAAATAATAAAATAGATAAAGATTACTTGTTTTACATTTTAAAACACTCGGATCTATCATCAACAATTACGGGTGCAGCTCAGCCACAAATAACAAGAAAAGGTATTTCACCTTATAAAATCCCTTTACCACCTATCGATATTCAAAAACAAATAGTGACAAAAATTAAATTACGAAGAGACCAAATTCAAACATTGAAAGAAAATATTAAAGAAATTGAAAATCAAATTGATAACATAATAGGTGAAGTATGGGGTAATTAAATCAGGATATTATGGAAGAATTATATACATTCTCTAAATATTTTCCACTAAAAATATCTGAGCCTAATCTTGCAAGGTATCTTGAACATCATCTTGAACATTTAATAAATTGCGGAGAAAGCGGATATTATTCAAGTGCCTTTTCACATCTCCACATTGTATATATGATATTTGTGTATATTCAATTGCTGCGTATTGCAAAAGAAAAATCACAAGAATTTGAATTTTGCTGGATAGGTTTTCCCAATCAGGAGAAGGAATTTCTAAAAAATCCAAGTAGCCCATTTTCCTTTTCTAAAATTAATGAAAAAACTGTTTTTCGCTTTTTCAGACTTGTGGGATTTGATGATGGTTCTATCGGAGATATTTCTGGATTAGTAAATAAGAGAAATAAACACCTTCATGCGAATGGTAATATTTTCTTTGAACAAAAAGAGGATTTCTTAGAGGAGATCGAGTTATATGAGAGTAAATTTCAATGCATAGTAGAAAAACAAAGAAAATTTCTGGAATCTATATACGATCCATTAGTTGAAAACTATGAAGAAGGTTATGTCATAACATCTGATGAATTGGAATCTGACTTTGCTGATCAATATTTTTTCTCAGAATATGAGTTAAAGCTTTTATCATTTGAGAAGACTGACTGCGTTTCAACTTATATTAACAATGAAATGTAGAGATGATACAGTATGAAGAGGTATTCAAATATAGTAAGACAATGTTTAGAAAAATCTCGCCATAGTGCTTTGTGTGCTGTTGAGATATACAATAAACCATCAGTTAAGTTTAAATCAAGCGGATATATAACGCTGATGATTATCGCCTGGACTTCACTCTTTCATGCAATATTTTGGAAGAAAAAAACTAAACCATACTGTAAAAAAAAGAATGGTTATCATTACGAGACTATTGATGGTGACTACAAGCACTGGGAATTGAGTACATGCATAAAGAAATACTTCAAATCTGACACACAAAATCCTGTTAGGAAAAATCTTGAGTTTTTCATACCTTTGAGGAACAAAATAGAACATAGATATTTACCCGAAATCGATTCTACTATTTTCGGTGAATGCCAAGCAATGTTGTTCAACTTTGATGATCTAATATTGAAGGAATTTGATGATAGATTCACTTTAAAAGAATCTTTAAGTTTTGCATTACAACTTTACCATGATGATAAAGCACATACTGAGGCAATAAAACGGAATGGTAATTTGAAGTCAGTAATTTCTTTTATTGATAATTATAGAACATCCCTTAGTAAAGATGTTGTAGATACTGGTAAATACTCATTCCAGGCTTTTCTATTCCAAGTAGTTAATAATCCTAATAAGGATGCTATTCCAGTTAAGTTTTTTAAATGGGATGATCTTTCAGATGAAGATAAAAAAAGAATAAGTAGATATAGTGCTGTATTCATAAAAAGTAAAACTGAAATAATCCCGTCAATTATTCATACTCAACAAATTATAGAAGCATTTCTAACTTCAAAAAAACTAAGAAAAGAAGATGCATTGTCATATCTCGATGCTGCATGTTATGAATCATCAAAATATCTTCCATTAAATTTTTACATAACTCAATCAGAAATTAATGTTGATGAAGCAATTAAGAAAATTAACAAATCAAAAAGTACAAAAAAACATCAAAAGAAGAACCTAATAGAGTTGCTGAAAAATGCTGATAAAACTTTAATTAGATCAGGTAATTTGGACACAGGAACTGATAGTGCCAATGAAATATCCTTAATGTTAACCGAAATTAAAAAGAAACAACTAACATTTGATAATTATAATAACTTCAAGCGGATAAGATTATTACAAGCTATAACACATCTTGAGAATCCAAACGATGTCTATTCTGATTTGTTTAATATACTTAGAGAAATCTATAAAGACTATTCTGATATAAAGCAAACTGAGAGAACATATCTTTTAAAGGCTATTTATTATTTAGATTTGTTATTGTATCATTAGATTCCGATCATAAACGAAACAATTAATAAAAAAAATTGGAGGTTAAGAATGTTATCCCTTGAGAGAAAAGATTTATTGCTAACTATGGAAACAATTATTGGTAGTCAATGCTATAATGGGAATATCCAAAATTACGGTCCATATGGTGTTTGGGAAGGAGAAGGCAGAGGATACAGATATCCAATAAATTTTATCAGTAAAGAAAATGAGAAAGTTAAAGTAAGATCCACAAAGTACCGAAAAGAGTTTATCTTCCAAGATGACTTAATTTTAACTGGTATTTATCAATTTGGAGCAAATTCCATTGCTATTATGAGTGGTTTAAACAAAGTTTTAAACTATTTAGAAGATAGATATAATATTGATTTTAATGAATTAGAGAAATCAATAGAAGATAAAGACAGTTAAATCTATAACCTTTCCATTTATTCCTAATTTCATTGAATATAAGACTTGCTACATATTATCTAAGAACATATACTGCAACCAGTTAATTAAAGATATTAATAAGGAGATAACATGGGAAGAGAAATTAGAAGAGTACCAGCAAGCTGGAAGCATCCCAAAAATGAAAAAGGCGAATACCAGCCGATGTATTACAGATTTTATGGTGATGCCTTGAATGAATGGTTAGAGAATAAAGAGAAGTGGGATAACAGAACACACCATGATTTAATTAAAGATCCAAGTCTTAAAGAAGAATATCCCAATTATGCTGACTGGAGTGGTGAAGCTCCCAATAAGAAATACTACAGACAAGTTGAATTTGCAGAAGATGACCTTACACATATCCAACTTTATGAAAATGTTACTGAAGGCACTCCCATGACACCAGTTTTTAAAGCCGATGAATTTGAGAAATTATGTGAATATGCAGCCAAAAACTGTTATGTCTTTGGACACCACAAGGCTTCCAAAGATGATTGGATGTTGCTTTTATCTGACGAGTCTGCCTTTGTTAAATGTGGTGAAATAGCCTTTTTATAAACCTTTAATACACAATCTCCGTAGTCGTCCTGCATTTCCAATGAAACGGTGGGAACGGAGTATGATTTCCTGAGACACCAATCGCTTTCCCATGCGGATCATATTCGATCTGCTTCTCCGATACCCAAGGTGCAATTTCTTTAGTCATCTCTCTAACTGAATCTAATGAATGCTTTCCGGTATCAATAGACATAAGCTGTTCCATTGTTTCTATCGCATCATTCAACGGATAAACCTTATCCTGAGCAGCCAATGCTCTGCAGATTTCGGATGTTCGATCATCCAGAATAACAACTAACCGATATCCTTTAGCTCCGGCTTTCCTGTAGCCTTCCAATCTCCCAAATTCTCTTACTCTCAGTGCTGTATGCTCTGCCAATCCCTGCCAGTAATGAGCTGATTTCTCACCTAAATGCTGAAACTGCTCTTTCAGCTTATCTGCCAGCATCTCTCTGGTAAAACCAGAAGATACAGCTTCTTTGAGAGTTGCTTTAAATCCAGTTTCAATATCAGTTCCATATCTGTTGCCTATCCAGAAAAGATTCTGCTTGGTTATAAGTGACTCCAACTTCCTCTCCTGAATTCCATACAGTCCGATCGAAGTATTATGCGGAACCTGCTTCTGAACATCATTGATGCCCAACCGGAGAGACTTTTGAATAAAAGCCTTCGTATCCTGTCGTACAAGCGAGGAAAAGTCTTCACTGAGGTTAGAGTTGATTATAGCCAGAATGTCGTCAATATGCCTGATTTTGAGCTTCTCACTTTTGGGAAGATCGGACAGCATCTGAATAGCCTGTCTTGCAGAATCCTTCACTTCCTTTTTCCATGAATTATTGAGGATGCGATAGTATTTATACATCAACTGATCATAATAGTTCAAAAGGAAAAACTCCTGACTCTCACTCTGTTTCTACCGACATCATATTCAGGAAATCTCTCCAGACATCCGGCAAGAGCATCGGGTCCATCTACATAACCATCAGGATAGGTAAGAAATTGATTGATCAGAGTTGGAGTATCCTGACCATCGGGAAATTGAACTTTTCCGGTTTCAATAACAGTATCTGTGCGTTCAATCCTGAGTCCTTTGTTCTTATCGTTATTTATTCTTCTAATGCGGTGAGAAATCGGATTCCGGTTATTCTCCTTACACCAGCGATCGAAATCGGATAAAATCCTGTGTTGACCGAAATTGGTTTCCATTGCAGATCGGAAGTGGATTCCGTATCGCTTGGAAAGCTCAGTGTAGGCATCATAATAATAACTGAAGAACTTGCTGTTTTCAGTCTGCCTAATCCAGACGTGAATTATGTAGAAACGATTACCATCATAACCAACAGAGATGATAGCTTTGTAGCAGCCTTTCTCTCCCCATGCCGGATCAGCATACATCCAGACTTTCTTCATTCGCTTTGGCAGTCTTGAGTATTTGGAGAACCAGTGGAACTTGAACATGTTGCCTTCAATCACAGGTTTACCCAAAAACTCCCGCTGGTAGCCAGTCAGACCGAACTTCTGCTTGAGCTTTGGAAGTTCACTGGTGGGATACTGATCTTCCCATGCGGATTTGCCATTCTTCAGTTCAACAGGAAATCGCAACAATCTTCTGCCATCAGTAAATAGATGCTGTATCTTATCAGGATTAAATCTCTTTTTGTTAGATTTGATCTCATCGATAATGCCTTGCTGGAATTGGCAGATAGCATAATTGGGATGAACAAGGTTACCAAGCCAGATGATCTTGCCATTGCCTTTAGGATCTAAAGCACCACCGATCTCCTGCACGATCTTATCCATCTTCTTTCTACCGATGGATTGGTTGCCGATATTCTCTTCTTTATCGATATCATCACAGATAACCAGTCCTGGTCGTGTAGAAGTTCTGGGATTGATAGATCCCCTGAAAGACTGCTTTATTCCTCTGGCTCGGATTCTGGTTCGGTTCTGCAGGTAGAAGTCAGATTCATCTTTATCAATGGGAATAAGACCTTCAAAATCAGATTGCAGCCTTTTATTGTTGGTTAGCTCATTGTAGGTAAAAGCTGTTCTTTCCTCAGCCAGATCTGCATCGGCTGCAGTGTGAATTACATATCTCTCACCTTTGATGATTTTCCAGATTGGATAGACAACACCCATCAATACTGTTTTACCAAGACCACGATAGCCGGTAATAGAAGTAATGCCATTGTAATTCTCAGTAGTATCGAACATCTCTTTATGATCATCGGAGAATGGTAGTTTGAAGATATGTGGAAAATAGCTTTTACAGAAATAGGAAAATGCCTGCCAGCTATCTCCGGTAGCCTTTTTAATTCTTCTGGATTTCTTGGCAGGAGTGTCGTTTAGAAATGGTTTTACACTGGCAGTCTTTTCGGCTATCTGAGAAAAGTTCTTATAATCTGCCTGAGTAAACTTAACCACTGGTTGCTCGCATCCTGAAGTATTCTACTATACCGGAAGCTCCCAATATCTCCCTCTGGATTGCCATTGCTGTCTGCTCATCATTACGAGCTAAATAGAAATCAATCAGCCAATCCAGAAACTTCTTCATGTATTCAATAAAATCTCTGGTAGGTTCGATATTTTTGGAGTATTGACGCAGCAGCGAAACCAGCGATTGCAGTGCTGTATCTTGCGGAGCTCTGGCATACTCTCTCAGAGCCTTGATTAAAGCCTTTTTCACAGCTATCCGAATCTCATCCTCAAGGTTCGCTATCTCATCCAGCTCATCATTCCAGTTGCCTTTCTTAATCCAGTTGCGCATGGTTTTATCGGCAACACCATATATACGAGCTAAAGCCTTTATATCGGTTTCACCTTTGAGATAGAGCTTTTTAGCGGATTCTCTTTTAATCTTGTATTCTCGGCTGTTCATAGTTTTCCAAAACTTTAATCAAAGCACCTTTTTCTTGTTTAGTTAGATATTTGATGCCGGATTTACCAAAATGTTGAGCAATGAAGCCGTACAGCTTCTCTTTGCTCCAATCCGACAGTTTATACAAAGCCCAGATCTTTTTGCCCTGAGCATCGAGTATTTCGTAAATTTGGGGAGTTTTACCATGCAGTGATGTATTAAGGTTTATTAGGGATGACAGGCTGAGTTTTCTCAGGGAAGTTCCATAACCGAGATCATGCATTTGATCATGAAGCTGATCGATTGTCATCCGGAGATCATTTTTTGCGAAGATGACAATATTGCGTCTCAGCTTCTTTGCATACTCAGCCTGTCTCTGGGTCATCATTCGTTTAGGGGATCTACTTTATGATCCTCAAAGTATTTATTCAGATCCTTGCCATGCACTCTCAGTTGCCCGTTATTCTTGAGCCTAAATGCCGGAAGCGGATCATCAATGTCTCTGATCAGTCTGTAGACTGTACTGATATCAACCGAGAGTATTTCAGAAACTCTCTGTGGTGTGTAACATCTTTGTTCATTAAAAACCTGCATCTTTCTTCTTCTCCTGTATTCAGATAAAGCAAATGGGCATCAGCGTCAAACAGCGATGCCCACGTATGCCAATGATATTTATAAAACCTTAGCGCAAAGAGAAACACTCCGGAATCTCGGAGTTCATTATCACTTCCTGCTACCAGCTATATCGCACTAAAATTGAGTGATATAAGCCTGAACGGTTTATCATTTGCCGGGCGTTCATAGAAGGCAATATACTGCTTTGTAGAAGTTATCTGGATTGCTTCGTCAATCAGATCCATCGCTTGTTTCCACTGCTCATCTTTAATATTGTATCTGCGTAATCCCAAGATTCTGCTTTTAGCTATCTCGCCTTTCTTATCTACTTGGAAAGCCTCCAGAACTACAGCTTGCAGGTTAATATTGGAATCCTCTGTCCAGCGTTTGAGACACTCATCAATTTTCTGTTTGGCTATCTGCAGCTTTTCACTGAATTCTATTCTCTCTCGATGTCGGACTTCAATCTTGTATTTGCCATCAAAGGAGATAAGCTCTGCATTGCCTTTCCAGTTCTCACCATACTGCTCTGCGGTTTGGGATAAGTATCTATCAATATCAGATGTTATTCTATCCTTCTCATCCATAATTTTAGTATGAAGCCTGAAGGCTCTTTTCATTACTCGGTTTACTACAGTATCTCGTTTGACCAGTTGCGGATCAATAATCTTAGTAGGATATTCTCTGCCGTCTGCATCTTTAAGGACTTTTTCTTTTCTTGCCATTTTTCCTCCGGAATCGTTTTCTCTTAAAATTATTAAAATATCATCTTCTACCTTCTTACCGACTAAAGCAAAGTCAGGTTTGAAGTTTATAACCTTGTAATAACCCAATTCGAGAGTGATGATCTTGATTGATGCAAAAGCTTTTAAATATCTCAAAATTGCTCTGCGATGGAAGCCAGTCATCTCTTCCAGTTTTCTGCTGCTGCTGACTTTCTTGTTCTTAATCAGGTTATACATCTTCTTCATCATTCGATAGTTGTAGCCATAGTCGTTAGTAACAGGTTCCTCTTTAAAATCGGGATTCTTAATATAAATCTTGTATTTACCATCTTTGCTAATTGCTTTAATAGCTTCTTTTTTAAGAAGTGCTGCTATAACTCGTTTAACTTGAAGCAGATCAAAGCCTGTTTCATCTGCGATCTGCTTGGTTGTAAAAGGTTTATTATTATATTGGATATAATTTTTTACAGGTTTAGTGTAGGAATTGTTCATATCTACCTCTACATGATTTCAAGTGATTTTAACTGCTCAATACCAAATACTGAAAGGTTATTATTCTTAGCATTGGTTTCTATTGAATATAAAGCTTTGATCAGCTTTCTGATATTACCTTTGGTTTTCTGTTTAATGATCCTGATAATGGAATCTTCAATCTTCACATCGGAGATCTGAGAGCAGATGCTTTTGATATCGGATTCAGTGATTTCTTTAAATTCACAGAAGTAGTTACAACGGTCGAAATAGTGGGAATCTGCAAGCAGGAGTTTCTCTTTAGCATCGGTCATGCCTACCAGAATAACTACTGATAATGTTTCATCCACAATATCTCTGATGCTTCCTAAGATTTTCTGTGATCTGAAAGCGTAATCAATCTCATCAATAATGATTACGATATTGTCATAATTCTTGAGGATATTGAGAGTTCTATTGAAGATCTCGTTTGCAGTTCCTCTGATCTTAACCTGCGACATGCCCAGATGGTATCTGATCACTTCCAGAAGTTTGATGGCAAAGCTCTTTGCTGTCATAGTAGCTTCCAGTCTCAGATAAATGTAGTCCTCCATGATGGCTTTTTGTTTAGCAAATCTGCTTTTACCAAGACCGGGAGGTCCATAGATAAGTCCCAGTCCCACCATCTCTGTTTTGGGTCGGTTGAGCAGATAATCGATTAGCTTATCCGCTTCCTTTACATTACGTGTTTTAATAAGTGACAATTCTTTCATGATCTCTCCTATTATAATCCTGTATTCATAAATATTTTATCCAGCTTGCGAAGCGCTTCATCTTCCTCTGAAGTTTCCATAGGTGGTTTGATCAGCTTCGCTGTTTTATGCGCTAATTTTTCAATATCATCATCTTCGTTATGGGTAGCTTTATGCTCTAATAGACTTGAATCGTTAAAGGCAGATTCATTTAAATTCATTAGTGGTAATTCAAAATCAGAAACGGCTTCTTCCACCTGCTTGCGGATGGCAGCAGAACTTTCCTGCAGAGTCTTTTCCAGTTTACGTTGATGTGCCAGTTGCTTCTTCCATGTCTTGCGAGCCATGGGTTTATCCTTTGCCAGCTTAACAAAGGGATGAGTGGATTTACGTGCCAGAGCCTGACAGATAAGTTTCTCATTCTCATCATAAACCAGTATGGATCTCATATCCATCAAATCGTAGCGCAGGTAGACTTTCTTACCGACATAGCTCATCAGGTAGTCATGGTAGAAGAGGATATTGGCAAGCTGGACTCCGTTTGCCTTTACAGTTCGCTGTTCTACCTTGAGCATCATGAAGTTAAGCTCAGATAGTTCAATTCTGCGATCAACAGGAGCTGGTTCTTTTTGGAATACTTCCAGAGGAGTTTTACCAGCCAGACCGCCATGTGGATTTCTGCCATAGAATTCCTGAAAGTAAACTGCCATTAGCTGCTTTGCCTGTTCCAGTGTAAGTGGTTCTCGCTTCCTCAGTGATCGTATCCATTCCTCATTACGCATTAGGAAGGCTGGTTTATCGGCAATGCTTGCTCCTCTGAAGGTTGCCATGTATCTTTCAAAATCTTCCTGGAAGGTTCTGAAGAATCTCTCAATAACTTTTGCTCTGGCATTGTAGGCTTTGGCAAATTCCACTTCAATATCTAATCTTGGGAAGATGCCACAAAGCTCCTTCTCCAGATCATGGTTTTCCCATTTCTCATGAAATAGATTGGCTCGGAAGGCTTTTCCATTATCCAGATAAACAAACTTAGGTCTGCCACCCCAGTGAATGATGCCATTCCTAAGTGCTAAAAGGATATGCTCAGAATCCTCAGTGTTGGCTATGGATGCTCCAACAGGATATCTACTTGCCCAATCAAAGAAGAGAATCAGCATCATGCGTTTTGGTTTTCCGGAGACTGGATCAATAATATCAAATGCCAGTTTATGTCCGTCTGCTACCCAGACATCGCCAACCTCAAGAGCTTCTTCACGCAGGAGACTCATTATATAATGGTCTTTGGAATACTTCTTACCTCTACGCAGGAGCTTCCACTGCTGGATATGTTCATCTCGCCAGCTTTCTACCCATCTGCGTAATGCTCTCTCGCTGGTTGGTGATTCTATTACCTTCAATCTATGTAACTGCTTCAGCTTCCTGATAGCAGAACCGATTTTAATTTTATTGGCATCCAATAGAAGTCCCAACAGGAAGTTCTGCTCCACCTCAGTTGCCTTCATGGAATTGGATGCTCTGCTTAATCTGGTCAGTGCTTTAAAATCTTTATCATTCTCCTGATATATGCTTAACCATAATCTAAAGGTGCGAAATGCTCTTTTACCTTCTATCTTCAATAGGTCTGGAATCAAATGTCCGGAGTTATATAAATCCAATACTGTCTGAATTGCTTCTTTCTTTATTTTACAGATTTCATATTGAATCAACATCTTCTCACATAACTCGGCTTTTAATTGAGCTCTGCGTAGCTCATGCTCCGGTATCTTGATACTGGGAAGCAGATCCGGTATTGTCGGATCATACTGAACTACTTCTGCTTTGACTGCTTCAGGAAGTAATTTGTCTTTTGCTTTGGGTTCACTTTGAGGGATTTGCTTCTCAGGAACTAAATAATAGTTTCTGCGTCCACCTCGGGGAAGTGGTTTTGATTTGCAATCCCATCCTTTACTTTTAGCCATTCTATAAGCAGAGGATTGGCTGACCGAAAAGTTCTCTTGAATCCCTTCGATAGTTAGCTCTCTGCAATTCATAATCAACTCTCTTCGCAATGTTGAAGTTTGCGTCTCTTGATTTTCTTAGTTAATTTGCCTATTTCAGCTAATTCAGGTTGTAATTTTTGTAATAATTCTTCTCCTCGACTCATTCCCATTTCTCCATTTAGAAAATAATCGAGAGTCCTTCGGGAAATACTCATTTCTTTTGCTAACGCTATTATAGTAAAGCGTTTAAGTGCCATTGCTGCTTTCATTTCTTCTGGTTTGTAAGGTGATCTCACCGGAACCTCCTGTTTTTTTTATTGACATACTTCGCAATGTTGCAACTTATGTCTTATGCGAAGCTATGAAATTATAGCTATGCGATGTAGTCAAGGAAAAACTGCCAACACTCGCAGTTCCTTGCAATAGCGAAATTTAGCTCCACAGGGGGCTAAAAAGGAGATCAAATGGATATGAAAGATAGGCTCGTAGCCTTCATAAATGTGCTTGGGATAAAGAAATCCGAGTTTGCGAGAGCAATTGAAGTGACACAGAGCAATGTTTCTGATTGGGTAAATCGAACGAAGCCGAGTAAGCCGTCATCACCTGCTATGGCTCGCATTAATGAAGTTTATGGATTGAATCTTAACTGGTTGATCACCGGAAAAGGCGAAATGTTCATTCCGGGTGCAGATGGAAAATTGAATCAGGATGGCAAAAAGAAGAATCTGGAAGAGTTATCAGGAAACGGATCTGTATTTAATTATCGACTCAATCCTTTTGAGAATAGAATCGTCACCTTCCCTATCTATGGAGAGATTGCTGCCGGAGAACCTGTTAAGAATCACGATGCTGATCCTATGAAGTATATTGAGATACCCAGAGCCTATTTAGCAGATCAGGAAAAAACTTATTGCGCTCTTAAAGTAATGGGAAATAGTATGTCTCCCAGAATTTCCGATGGCGATATTGTGGTTATTCATGAATCATCGGATTTACTTAACTTAAATGGTAAAATATGTGCCTGCCAGACACCTGATGGTATCACACTCAAGAAACTACAGCTTGATGAAGAGAAAAAGCGAGTTCTTC